AGGATGCTGTCCATATGCTTGGATTTGCTACCTTGCTCACCTGCTGAACAGTTTACTTTTATTTCCTCTTTTCTTAGTTTAAGATACCATTTTGCGCCACCTTTTCTTGCGTCTTCAAAAGTAGCCCATGTAAACCAAAGTGGTATAATGATGGAAAGGTGAACTATAAGACTCACTAATGAGTTATAGTATCCAAACCAACCACCCCAGTATGCTGCTATAAAGCCGAAGAAAAATGCCCACATGACAAACAATACAGTCATAAAGTATGCCTGTAAAGATGGCTCTGGTATATATTTCAACGGATTATACTTTGCGTTCATGACTGCGTTCCAGCAGTCGTAAATCCATAAAAATGTTTTTTGAATATTTCTCATACAAGTATTATATCAAAAGAATAACCAAATGTCAAGAACTATTTTTAGGAATGTCAAAAATATTACTTGACTTATGGTTAAAATTTGTGTATAATATAACAATGGATATATATTATTTAATAATTTTAATCGCAAGTAACATGTTCACTTACTTTTACACAAAAGAAGTGGTAATAAAGCAGACTATTGACTTTCTAGAACGAACTGGAATGTTAGAATTTGATGACGACACCAAAAATAGTTCTTGACTTTTGCTGTCACTTGTGCTATAATAACTATGAAAACAATGATGTTTTCGCTCGCCATATCGAAAGAGTGGCTCATATTTTAAGGAGAATTAGATATGACAGACGCAATGTTAAGGCATTTTCTTGGGTTTGACCCAGTAATGTTTAAAACCGTTGAGGGAAACTACCCTCGTTATAATTTAATAAAAGAAGAGGCAACTGACAGAGTTTCAGTTGAAATTGCAGTGCCAGGCTTTGATAAAGATGATATTAAAGTTAGTGTTGATGGTAGAAAATTAATCATTAGTGCTAATCCTGGCGATTGGTTAGAAGATGGAGAGGACTATCTTCACAAAGGTTTTTCTAGTAAAGGCTTCAATAAAGAGTTTATTCTAGGAGATTTTATGGAAGTTGATTCCGTAAGACTTCAGAATGGAGTTCTTTCTATTAATGTAGTCAAAGAGATACCTGAAGATAAAAGACCTAAAATCTTCGATATAGACTAATGCAATGCTTCTCCTTCGGGAGAAGCCCTTTTGAGGAAATAATATATGAAGATAAGTCAAGAGGGAATATCCCTAATTAAAAAATTTGAAGGATTTGAAAGTGACGCGTATCAATGTCCAGCAGGAGTTTGGACAATAGGATATGGTCATACAAAAGGAGTCACCGCAGGTGATGTATGGAGTGAAGAACACGCCAGTCACATACTAGAAGTAGAATTAGAAGAATACGAAGAATATATAAATGAGTATGTGGAAGTAAAATTAAACCAAAATCAATTCGATGCTTTGGTAGCATGGGTTTACAACCTAGGGCCAAGCAATCTAAAAAGTTCAACAATGTTAAAAGTTCTAAATGAGGAAGAATGGGAAGAAGTTCCTCGACAAATGAAAAGATGGAATAAAGCAGGAGGCGAAGTTCTTCGTGGATTAGTTCGTAGACGAGAAGCCGAAGCTATGTTATTTCAAGGCAAAGACTGGTATGATGTATAAGTTTTGGCAGTGGTTGAAAAGCCTGTTCATAACCAGATACAGAATTACAGTAAGCTATAATAATGAGTGGGGCGATAGTGATGATAAAGAATTTATATCCAAAAAAGTCATAACTCAGAAAGAAAAACATTTGAAATTTAGAGATAATGATGGAAAATTAATTGAAATCAGGAGTGTACAAGGATTACACTATCGAATTGAGGAGTTATAATGTTAGAAAAGATTATATCAGAAAGATTAGGCTGTGAATTACACCAAGTAAAAGATAATTCACATTTCGTAGACGATTTAGGAGCTGATTCATTAGATACAGTAGAATTAGTACTAGATGTAGAGAAAGAGTATGGAATTCTCATACCTGACGAAGAAGTAGATAAATTAGTAACAGTTGCTTTACTAAAAGAATTTATAGAGGAAAATAAGTAATGTATCAATTTTTATTAGCATTAATAGTAGCATTGGGCGGAAGTACTTATTATCTATGGAATGAAAACCAAACACTAAAGGCAAATAATGCCAAACTAGAATACGCAGTAGAAACACAAGAGGAAACAATAACAAGTTTACAAAATGATTTTGCGTTGCAAGGTAAGAGTTTAATAGATATGCAAAGTAAAAATCAAGAAATAGAAGCAGAGATGAATCGCTACTTAGATATATTTAAAAGACACGATTTAAGTAAGTTAGCAGCTGCAAAGCCAGGGCTTATAGAGCCAAGAGTAAATAAAGCAACTAAGGAAGTATTTAATGGAATTGAACAAGATAGCAGGGATATTGATAGTGCTGATGACGGTATCGAATTGCAGTCTACTCCCAACTAAACAGATTGAGATTAGTGCAAAACCAATAGAAAGAACTATCATACAACCAGTATTGCCCAGAGAAATAGATTTAAAAGAACCTTACTGGTATGTAGTATCAGAAAAGAACATAGATGAGTTTCTCGAAAGGGTAGAAAAGGAGCAAGGAGAAGTAGTCTTTTTTGCAATGAGTGTGCAAGATTATGAACTAATGGCATACAATATGCAAGAGTTAAAAAGATATATTCGTGAGCTCAAGGAGGTAGTAATCTACTACCGTAAGGTAACAGAAAATGGCGGAGATGAGTCAGGACAACAGCCGTAATGAAGTCCAAATAGATTTAGATAAGTATATGAAGTTAGTCGATAAACTCGACGCAGCTGAAGACTTAATCGAAAAAATGAAACAAGAACGAGGCAGGTTAAAGCCTGGTAAGCGAAAGTTTATGGACTTATTCCTAGATGACAATGATATAAACGAAAAAGCAATCATTGGCTTTATATCATTTTTCTTAATGACAGTATTTGGAATATGTGATTTAGTCACAGCATTTTTAGGACAAGACTTAGTTATATCAGATACAATTTACACATCATTTGTGATAGTAACATTGGGAGCATTTGGTATATCAGAAGCAGGAAAAGCTTTTGGCGGTAAGTAAACAATGATTGAGTTTCTAAAGGCTTTATTTTGGAAAAGAAAACTTGAGAAAGCTTCTTCGTGGTTTGAAAAACACGAGTGGGTTCAAGAGAGATTTGAAGAGATTGAAGACTGGTTAGAAGAAGTAGATGAGAAATTAGACCTCATCATAGACCATCTAGAAATAGATGTCGATAAAGAAGGAGAGTAAAATGCTAGAATTTTTTGAATACATAGTGAGATGGCTAATGGTTATCCCTTGGATTGTAGCAGGAGCGTCTTTAATTGCGGCTCTAACACCTACACCGAAAGATGATGCTTGGGTAAAGAAAATTTACTGGGTAATCGACTGGTGTGCAATTAATGTTGGTAAAGCAAAAGACAAATGACTTTACGAAAGCTAGGGATTCCCGTCCCTAGCTTATTTTTAACATCGCAAAAATAGTTCTTGACTTTTGGTCAAAAGTTTAGTATAATATAGTAATGAAAATAATAAACATAATTTTAACAGTAGTATTCGTATCAGCTTGTAATTTACTTGATGAGGTAGATTGGTCAAGCTCACCGAAACCTATTGTCACACCTGAGCCTGAGCCTGTTCCTGTGCCGACACCAGCACCAACACCTGTGCCAACACCTGCGCCGACACCAGCACCAACACCAGCTCCAACACCAGGGCCTGTTCCTACACCTGCCCCTACACCAGTTCCAACACCAGCACCAGTTAGTACAACAACTACAACCACAACTAGCTCTACAAGTTCTAGTTCATCTAGCTCTAGCAGCACCACAAACAACTGAAAAATAATTCTTGACTTTTGGTTAATTTTTTTGTATAATATACTATATGAATTTATTTTACCTAGACGAAGATTTGGATAAGTGTGCGGAATACCATGTAGACAAACACATAGTAAAAATGCCGTTAGAAGCTGCACAGCTTCTTTGTACGGCTATATGGGTGGACGACTTACTAGGTTTTATTCCAAGAGCATTGACCAAAGAAGAAAACTCGGTATTAAATGAAGCGAAAGCAAAAATAAAGCATTTACCTTTAGAGGAAAGACCCCTAACTCCGTATCTGCCGATGATGTATAATCACCCCTGCACGATATGGACTAGGTCTTCCCTTGATAACTTTGAATGGGTTCATTGCTATGCTAATGCTTTAAATGACGAGTATCATTATCGCTATGGTAAACAACATAAATCAGTAGTGGAAGTAATTAATAAATTACCTGAACCAAAAAATATGCCTCGCAAAGGTCAAACCCCTTTCGGTATGGCAATGCCAGACGAACTAAAGGACGAGAAAGATGTAGTTGGTTCTTATAGATTATACTATCACACAGACAAAGCAACCTTTGCTAAGTGGTCTCACCGTGATAAACCTTATTGGTGGGACGAAGGACTAGCTTGGTATGATAAAAGGATTACCAGTGGTTGAATATAAATATAACGAAAAACAAATAATACAAGATATTATAGAGCATATAGACTCTACATATACAAAACATTATGGCTCAGGTAGTATACAGACTACAGAGTTTACAATTGACGCTGGTCATGGAGAAGGATTTTGTATAGGTAATATTATTAAATATGCTCAGAGATATGGAAAGAAAAACGGATATAACAAAGAGGACATATTGAAGATTATACATTATGCTATAATCTTATACTACATACATGAGAACGAAGAAAAGAGATTACGAAAAATTAACTGAAGCTAATATTAGTCATGTAATAGAATTACTAGAGGCAGAAAAACCAATAACAAAGAAACAAGCCTGTGAAATATTAAACATAACATACAATACAACTAGATTAGCAAATATAATAAAAGAACACAAAGAAGATATAGAATATAAGGCTAGAAGAAAAGCCGAGAAAAAAGGAACAGGGGCTACAGAAGATGAAATAAAGTATGTAGCTCAATCATACATAGATGGCGATAATGTTTCAGATATTGCGAAAGGAATATTTCGTTCGTT